TTCATGCTGGTGCAAATTTAAATAACTTTGGACAGATTATTTTTAATGGAAATAGTTATCAAAGAGTAGCTGTAAAAGTAGAGGGTTTTGAGGATACAAGTAAAGGTACAATTCCTAGACCTACTCTTACCTTTAGTAATTTAGGTGGTATTACAAAAGATACAACAGTTATGACCATGAGTGATTTTTTGAATATCGTCAACCAAGTTACTGCTGGAAATGACTTGTTAAATGCAAAAGTAACAAGACTACTACCATTAGCATCAGCATTAGATAATGCTAATTTTGTTGGTGATAATCCGTTTGGTACACCTAGTACAGATAGATTACAAGATAGAATTTACTATGTTGATAGAAAGGTTACAGAGAATAGGCAAGTGGTACAGTTCGAATTAGTAAGTGCATTAGATATGCAAAACAAAAAAATACCTGCAAGAATAGTTACAAGAGACTTATTCCCTGCTGCTGGTACTTTTTTCTAATGACTTGTAATGTATGGGCTATAGAAGCATATAAACACGCTACAGAGTGTTACCCAGAGGAATGTTGTGGACTTGTTATAGATATAAATGGTAAGCATACTTATTGGAAATGCAAAAATATATCAAAAGCTTATAAAGAAAATTCTTTTGTAATTGATCCTATAGATTGGGCAGATGGTGAAGATCAAGGTGAAGTATTAGGTATTGTTCATAGCCACCCTGATGGATTGTTTGAATTTAGTCATACTGATAAAATTAGTTGTAAGTATAATGATTTGCCTTTTTATCTTGTAGATCCAAAGACAGAATCTATTATTAAATTAGATCCAGCAGAGGTAGATGATTAAATTAACTATTTATGGTCGATTAAGAAAATTCATAGGTCAATCTACATTTGAAATAGATGTAGAGAGTCCTAGACAAGCCTTTAGTTTTTTAATAAATAATTTTGAGGGAGTAGCAGATCATATTAAAGAACAAGAATATTGTGTAATGGCAGGTAAAGTAAGAATTACAGAGGATTTATTAGACTTGCAGACAGAAAGCGATATAAAAATAATACCTGTTGTTCATGGAGAATTAATAAATTTTATTGTTGGTGGCGCACTTGCTCTTATGAAAAGTTCATCATTAAGTTTTATTGCAGGTCTTAAAATTGGAAGCGCAGCATTGTCAGTTATTAATGTTGTTGGATTATCAATGGTTTTATCAGGCGTTCAAGATTTATTATTTCCACCACCTACACCACCTACATTTGGCGGTGATGAACAAGATCCTAGTTTTACATTTGATGGAACAACTAATATTGCAAAACAAGGTGTACCAATAAATATTGTATATGGAGAAACTTTGATTGGAACAAATACTGTTAGTGCAAATATAGATACTTTACAGGTGGTGAATTAGGAATGGTTTTTTTAATTCGACCAGTAATGACAAATGCATTTTCTGAGTTAGTTTATCAACAAAACGCAAAACTTCCAAATAATGCTTTAAAATCAATAGATTTTATTACTCTTGTTGATATTTTAAGTGAAGGAGAAATTGAGCTTAGTGCTACAGCACATAAAAACAATATTACTGATAAAACATCTACAGCATATAAAAATGCTTTTTTAAAAGATTTATTTTTAAACAATCAACCAGTTTTAGCTAGTGATGCAAATGTCA